GGATGCATACCACTTTTCGTATTTATTCATGTAAGTATTTATATTAGTAAGCTCTACATAAAATAATAGCATATTACGAAACGATAGTCAACAAAAAACCCACTTAGTGGGTTTTTCGTTTGTTGCACTTCTTTCCTAATATTACTGGAACGAAAGGTTTGCTACTGAGATTTCTGACAGATAGTCACCAGCATTGCCTAAAGAAGAGGCAGTATTCGTCAATTCGACGTAGCCATATCTCGTCATGAAGCCAACTACTGGTTCAAATGTAGCTGGATCTAGGACAACACCAGAGCTCATCAAAGGAATATAAGGGCAATAGAACGCGGCTGCATCAGCCTCGCTAGAACCTTTGTATCCAACTAGAACTGAGGTTGTATCATTTGCATATGCATCAACATAGATACGCATTGCACCGTTCAATGTTCCCACAAACTTAGTGTTTGTTGGAGCTTCGAATGTACCTTCTGTTGTACGAGCGAACGCACTAGTTGTTGCAGATTGTAACACTGTTAAGCTAGCTGAGCTAACGACTGCCCAGTTACCAGCACCACGACGTGTACGCTGTGCAATAAGGTTAGCCGCACGGTTGATAAGAACGGCCAAAGCGGCGTGTTCATCACCAACGAATGTTGCTGTACCAGAAACAGCGGATTGGTCGTATGCATAGTCTGTTGCGGACAAGCTACGTAGGGATCCTAGGATCTCCTGATCAATCTCAACTGTAATCTCTTGTGCAAGGGCAGCCATAATTTCTGCTTCAATGTCCAAACCGTGCATGGATTGTGCATCTTGAGCAGCTTCAAATGTCCAACGTGCAGACAATTTGCGTGTTTTAGCTTCAACGACTTGTTTCAAGATTTGAACGTTGATACGCTTACCTGGTGTACCTTCAAGTGCGCTAACGCTACTCGCGCGGCCTGTTGTGGTATTACCAGAATATGCTGTTGCAATCTTGAATGGGCTTAGTGCTTCATCACCAACGCTAACGCTGGTGTTGTATGGGCTAGGTGCCGATACACTGGCAGCATCTGCATAACGCACACGTAGTGTGTGAATCTGTCCAACTGGACCGGTCATTGGTTGTACACCAACGATCTCGTTAGCAATAACTGTTGGCATAACACGACGGATAACAGGTAGAATAACACGGTTAAGTGTTGCTACGTTACCAGCTTGTGTTGCACCGGCAGTTGCATTTTCAGCCAAGTGTCTGCGGGTGTTCTCGAGGATCACACCCATTGTAGTTCTACGCGAACCTTGTAGGCCTTCAAGCAGGGCTTCTTTGGTGTCGCCCCAACGGCCTTCTAATAGTTGTTGTGTCATTTTTTATTTCTCTCCTAGTAAGGGGTTATTTTAGCCCTGCTAAACGCTTGAGCTCAATCACATTATTATGATCTGTCGTTGCGCTGACCTTAGCAGATTTATCGCCTGTTACTTCTACACGACTCTCGCTCAACACTTGCTTATCGGCTTTAATGTTGTTGGTTGAGTTGTTTAAAACTGCAGGTAGATACTTTTCAAACGCAGACGAAAGTTTATTTGTCTGCACATTTTCGAGTAACTGAGTCATTACACTCTGTTTCTCTCTGTTTAGAGGTTTAAGTAACTCGTTAAGAGTTGCTTTACGCTCTTGTGATTCTTTTAATACACGAAGTTCACGGTCTTTTGATTCAACTAGAGTAGCTTTCTGGACAGCAATTGTCTTAGCTTCCAAAATTTGCTTATCTTTTGTTTGTATAGCTTTTGTTAATTCAGCGATTTGTTTATTCTCATTTAAGTGAGTAATAGCAAATTCACTAGCAAATGCTTCAAACAGACGGCGTCCAAAATTGTTCTCACGAGCAACTTGAATGTCTTCTTTGAGTTGAGTCAATTCAGACTCTAGGTTCTTGGTAACTGCCTCTTTGACCAGTTGTCCACTTTGAGCAACGAAGTTCTTTTGTAGCTGAGAGAGTTTACTTCTAGCTTCACGAACAAGTTTAACTTTTGTTGCGGCAATGTCCTTCTTGTCATTAGAAAATTCCTGAATTTCTTCAGCTAGTGCATGGATCACAAATTTTTCTAGACGCTCGGTAGCGGTTTGTACTTGTTTGCGATCTTCACGTAATTCTTTGATTTCTTCTGCTAATTTCTTAACAAGGAAGTTATCAAATTTATTTACGTTCTCAACAATGTTCCTATTGAAGCGAACACGGTCTGCGGCTAACTGCTGTTTTTCTTCTGCAAATTCATTGATTTCTTTTTGGAGACTTTCTGTTACCATTTTATCCAGAGCTTCGACCATCGCACCTTTATCGTGTTCATAACGTCCTGCAAACTCCTCACGCATTTCTGCACGGATCTGTTCGCGGGCTTCATTTAATTTGGATTCCCACGCTTCGTTAATCTGATTGCGGGTTTCTTCATTAATGATTCCGTTATCTACTAATGGTTTGATAGCGTCAAACATGGATCATTCTCCTGTTAAATTTTTAAGTCTTTGATGAGGCGTTTTACTTCCTCAGCCAAATACTTCTGTACCTTTTGATTTGCACCGGCATCCTTTGCCATATCGAGAACCCTATGTCCATGACGCATACCCATAAGACCTTCATAAACTGCCTTAGGATAAGCATTAGGCGCACTGGGTTGTGCAACTATATCAACTGTGACGATTTCAAAGTCACTTACGTGTCCAGAGCTTTCATTAACGTTTCCGCTACCTCTGCTCGACACGCCTAACTTAACTCCGCTTTGTAGCATCGTTGTTACTAATTGTCCCATTGGTGTGGGCAATATCTTTAATTTACCAAATCCGTTAGGGCCATCCATCCACATATCTGTAATCATATGGCACACACGGTCTAGGTTAATTTTTAAATCATCAGGATGGTCTAGTTCGCCTAAGACGCTATAACCTTCCTTGATCTGTTGGGCAATGGTATCAACTGCTCGTCCAATTTCATCTGTAGGGTATACTCTCTGGTTGGCGTTTTTAACACCTCCCTGAATGAATATACCCTTCATATAGAGACTCTTACCTTTGCCGTCCGTGGAATCCTCAGAGAGGAGCTCCATACGGGCATTGTCAAATGTTAAATGTTCTCTAAGCAGATTCATACATTAATCCCAATTAGCGTACTGTACTTGTGATAGGACCCTTCTTGTTGAGACTAGGCTTATCACCACCTGTTCCAACTGTCTTACCTGATTCAGAACCTTTCTTCTCAGCACCGTGGCCACCGTCTGCACTGCCGTCCCAAACTTTCTTCTTACCTGGGGCGTTCTTGAACTTATCGGCACCTGGAAGTTTTCCTTCTTTCTTGGAATACTCATTGCTTGGCTTAGGAATAGCTTTGTTATCTGGATTTTGTTCAGAACCACCTCTAGCTATGTTAGCTGTTGTTCCGCCCATGTCGTTCTTACCAGCAACTGTACTTTTTGCGTTAACTGATGGCTCATCACCGCCTGTTCCCACTGTTTTGCCTTCACCTTTGGCTGGATCTTGACTGTAAATATCGCCAATTTTGTCAACATATTCACGTAGCCACTCGGACTCAGTCATTTTCTTTTTCTTGTCGGTAGCTTTTTTATCAGCAGCTTTTTTATCAGCTTTCTTATCTTCTTTGGATTCCATGTATGCCATTTCGTCCATGTCGTTCTCTGATTTGTGCATATCATCCATTGAATCACCTGCTATTTCATGGGCAATTGGTTCACCACCGTGTGCATCAGGATTTTGCTCTTCTTCTGCTTCTTCACCGGCAAGTAGTTTATCAAATTTGGCTTGTAGGTCGTCTAGTGCTGTGGAAATGTCTTGTACATCACCCTTTGTTGCTGGCTCTGAACTTTCATCTTCATCATCACTACCCATATCATCTTCTGGTTCGTCAGTTAAATCACCGCCAAATCCATCTTCATCTTCTTCAGAATCTTCTTCAGAATCTTCTTCGTCGTCTTCCATTCCTGGAACACCGCCTAACTCTGTGTTCTCTTCCATGCCTTCTTCGTCGTTAGTGACTTCGTCGGCTAAACTTTCAATTTGATTACCACCAATATTTTCTTCAAGGTCTTCTTCATCGTCTTCTTCATCATCAAGCATTGATTCATAAATTTCACGGGACTTGGCCACAACAATACTGTGGAATAGTTCGCGAGCTTTTTCTTCCTGCTCGTTAATGATATAATCAATTAGTTGTTCGTATTTTGACATATTTGTTTTTCCTTTATAAAAATATGTAATTTGAATTCTGTATAGTATTTACAAAATATGCGTGAATTTAGGGTTATATGGGTGTTTTTTGGTGTCTTTGACAGAACTACTGTTGCGGTAAGCCGCTTCCAGCAGGTGTAGACTGTTTATACTGTCCTGAAACCTTGTCTAACTTCTTCTCATGCTCTAACTTTCTAACATCGTTCATGATTCTGAGTTTATTTAATCTATCTAGAGTTAAGCGTGTTTTCCTAGTATCATTAGTATCAATAGAAGTATTATCTTCTTTTTCACTATTATATCCATCAGGAGTAGGCTCATATATTTCAAGTAATTGCATAAGTTTATTTACCAAATATAGTTAATTATCCAGGTGCGGCCGCTACTGGGGCTCCAACTTCACCACCTGCACCCATACCACCTGGACCACCTGCTCCAGGAGCTCCAATACCTTCTTCACCACCCTCTCCTGCTGGTATTGCAATATTGCCTAGATCTGTTTCCATACTACCCGGGCTAATACCTACACTACGCAAATCAGAGTCACCAGGTGGTGACTTCGCAGCATCACCCTGCTCTTCTGCCCACATTTCTTCGTTATCACTCATTTCTTCTTCACTTAACCCTAGATAACGCTTCATTAGGAATCGTTTAGCTAGATAAGGCACTTGTTCTAGTTGTGTAAAAGTTGCTATACGTGCGGTATCAACCTCTGCTTGGCGATAGCTAGCAAAGTTTTGTGGTTCATTAAACTTCAATTCAAATAGACTTCCGTCTATGTTAATACCACGCCATCGCATAAACATCTTGAATTCTTGATCAAGTTTCTCTGCTATTAACTTCTGTAGACGCATACAATACTGATTGAAACGCCACTCTTGTATAAGGGCTTTACCTGTACCACCGTCATTAAACGATGCATTACTATCCTCATCACCCCATCCAGAAGGCAAGTAACTACTAGGGATACGCAAACCACGGAACAATTTGTTAGTAAAAAAATGTAAGTCTGTAATCTCACCCAGATTTTGTCCACCTGGTAGAGCTTCTACACTTGATCCACGACCATCAGCAGTCTTAGGAAAGAAGAAGTCTTCATTTGTTGATAGGGGATTATATGTAGCATCCATCATGTTCTGTCCGCCACCTGTTTGCGTAGGGATTCTACGTTGGTGAACTTCGTTTTTAACACGATCTACGAATGCCATGGCTAGATGAGCAGGCATATTACCCACGTCAATTTTAAACACACGACGTTCTGGAGCACGTTGAACGCGGTATATAATAATCGCATCCTCTAGTAATTCTTTTTGTTTGAATACTTTAAATACATTTTCTAATACTGAATTGCCAAATGGCCAACTAAAGTCTAGACCTTCTGTTAGAGTTAAATGTACAATATGTTCTGCATTAACTGTGGTTTCGTTCTGTGCTTTGCTGAATCTAGATCCACCACTATACGGACTTTTAGGCTGTACATATGATCCACTACCTCCGCCTACCTGTGGGTGGTTTATACTAACATCGCTAGTATTTACTTGGGTGGCTGTTAGATTTTCAAAATTAGGGGCTAGATCTTTTAATACATATTGCTCTGGTTTCTTTCCATCTGCTTCATTTACAATGATTTTAGTAATCTTGCTCATCTCAACCCAGAATAACTTAAATGTCTCTGGATCACGTAGGAATATTTGATCTCCGTATTTTATTGTATTACGGAATATTTTAAATGTTCTTTTATTTAATTCGTTTAGACTTACCCATTGGGTCATCTGTTCTCTAATAATCTTGATCTCGTTATCAGTCGGCTTCTCTTTCCAATGGAAGTCAAAAGGTGTGCCATTTTGATCATTGACTTGTGTGCTAAACTCTGCTAGAATGTCTAAGGCCGCATTTACTTCACTGTCCATATCCATCTGCTCGTACTGATTATAACGCTCAATACGGTTAGGATGCCCAACATAGACTTCGTTAAGATTGCTCTGATAGTTCTTATAACTAAATTGAGCGGCATTGGCACCGCTAATAGGACTTGCGGATCCGGTTACATTTGCACTTCTAAAATACTTTTTCCAGCTCATATATAATCCCTAATGTATATATATTTACCTATTATCACGATGTATGACTAACAACTTTAGATAATAGATCGTTTCCAGATTTAATCTTGGCTTCTATATCAAATAATTTATCGCGTATCTGACTCCATAGATCCATGGAATCACGGGTCGCTGGATGAGTTGCAGTAGTTACCGGAGCGGCAGTGGCCGGTTTTGTGGCTGGTGGTGTTGAAGTCGTGTGCTCTTCATTGCGTTTTGCATTAGCAGCTCTTAGAGCTTCTGCATCTTTATATCTTTTGGTAATATTTGGGTAGGCGGACGGCCCACCGGTTGCGGCACCGCCACCAGTATTTCCACCACCTGCGTCAGCCCATTTTTGTTCCGCCGGTGTGAGCACTCTTGATTCAGTAGGTGCTGGTTTGGCTGCTGATGCCCCTGTACCATAAACCCGTGCCAACCACGCATCCATTGCCGTCATATTCTGTTTCAACAAATCAAGAGATTTTTGTACGAATGTAGCCAAATTTGGCAACAATTTGGTTTCCAAATCCATAGTAGTATTTTGAAATTGTTTGTTCAACTCTGTCATCTTGCTGGTTAGGGCATCAGTGGTTTTAGCCGCGGCTTCAACTTTTGCGCCAGCTCTGGCAACTTCTGCGACTTTTTCAGGGGTATTTGCTGTTAGAATTAGTTTCTGCATTTCACTACTAAAAGCCTGTACTCCGCCAAAAGCACCAGAAACCATATTTGCTGCCCCAAGTGCTTGAGTTCGTTTTAAATCCCCTTGACCATATTCAGACAGTGACTTTCGCATTATCTCAAGCATTCGTTGACCGGCTTTTGATGGATCTTCTTGACTCTTACTTAGTTCAGCAATCGTATCTACTGCATCACGAAGTCCTTGATTTTGTGACATAGCGATAGCACCTTCCCCCGTCACTGTTCCCATAACCGTTTTCTGTTGGAGAATTTTAAGTATTTCTGGCGAGTCCGCAAATGTCATTGCCATTTGTTTCATCATAGCTGTTCTTTGTGCATCACCAGCAGTGTATCCTGCTACTGCCATTTGTAGATTAGCATCTCTTGCTTTCTTTTGCATACTCTTAACATCTTGACCTGTCAAATCACTGAGTGCTTTTAAATTCTTCACATAGGCCACTGTGCCATCTGCTTTTTCTTTCTCAGTCAATTGAGAAACCTTGCCTGCCATCTGAATTGATTCAAGATATCCGGCCGCACCGGCCATGATCTCCTCTGTAGTCATTCCTAAATTCATTAATTCTTTTTGCCGAATTTCACCAATAGTTTTCATTGTAGTGGCTAGTTGTTTAATACCGCTAGAAACACTACCACCAAATGTTACCAATAAATCAGCACTCGATTCAACACCTTTAGAAAATATTGCAAGTGGTACTCCAGCCGCATTGGCGGCATTCTTCATTCCAGTCATACCATCAACAAATACTGCACCCATAGAAGTAATTTTTGCATAGGTATCTTGAAACCGTTTTGAAAAATTACTCATCTGTGTATTATAGAATGCTTCTGCTTTGGCGTCTCGATCAACCGCGGCTTTATCAAGTTCGTTTTGTGTTTTTACGTACATGGCTACGCCGGCTGCCAAAAGACCGAGCCCACGGATAATCCAACCAACAGGACCCGACATTACTGTAAAGGCAGTTGCTGCCATACCTACTCCAGCAACTAAATCTGCAAATTTGTCTTTCATATTCAATGATTCCTGAGCCAGTTGTCTTTGCTTTTCAACTTGATCATTCATAACTGCGGTCATTGTGCCTATGGCATCTGTACCTTCTAAGACTCCGCCAACAAATGTCTGCATTATTTGTTGAGCCATATTAGCCTGAATTATAGTAGTTTTAATCCAGTAGTCAATACCAATTTGAGCAGCTTTACCAATAAGATCAAAACTGTTTGCTAATGCCATATGTGCAAGAATACGGGCTTTTAATGCTTTGGTTTCTGCATCTATTGCGACGCCATGCGTTCCTTCAAATTTTGAAATTTTCTGCAACGCGTCCTTAAGCTCGTCTGAACTTTTAGAAGCTAAGCTGGTGCTTTTAGAAAACTCTGATATGTCATCTTGGGCCTTAGAAAGTTCTAGAGCTTTTGTATATTTTTTTTGAGACTCGACTAATTTTTTAAAAGTTTCAGTGTATTCTTTTTCTTTGCTAGCTCTCGCAGCCGTACCTTTGGTGAGGTTTTTCAGTTCATCAACTGTGGCTTTAATTTCAAATTTTAGTAATTCTGTGTCAGCACGTAATCCAGCTAAATCTTCTCCGGCCATACCACCCCCATAAATATAGTAGCACTATTCTACTATTTATAGGAAAAAATTCATGGAATCTGTTAGTATCAATCCGTTATTGAAACATTTTAGACAACCCAGTATATACATCAAATTACCCAGTGATGGCAACTACTGGCCGAAAGATAGTCTAATAATGACAATTAACCGTGAGTTTCCAGTTTTACCAATGACTTCTAAAGATGAAATAACATCAAAAACTCCAGACGGATTGATGAATGGATCCTCTGTAGTTTCTCTAATAGAGAGTTGTATGCCAAATATTAAGAATGCTTGGAATACACCCAAAATTGATGTTGATGCAATATTAGTTGCTATCAAGATAGCTAGTTACGGGCATCTAATAGAAATAGCTACCACGTGCCCAAATTGCTCTGAAATAGCAGAATACTCATTGGATCTAAGGATAATATTGAGCAACATTAAAATGCCCGATTATAGTCAATTGATCAGTTATGACACTCTAAAGATTAAACTTAAACCTCAACCATACTCATCAATAAACAAAGTGAATATGATAAGATACGAACAAAGTAGAATCTTAAATCAAATATCAGATTCAACTACCGATGACGAAGTTAGGGCAGCGGCATATTTAAAAACCATGGATAACTTTTCTAAAATTAACTTAGACCTCATGGCTGAAGGCACTGAATATATACTACTAGATGACAATCAGGTAGTTGATAACCCAATTTTTATTAGAGAATTCTACGAAAATGCTGATAGTAAATTGACAAATTTATTATCAGAAAAATTTAAAAATTTAACACAGAATTCTGGAATACAACCTACTGATATAGTTTGTGAGAAATGCCAACATGAATATAAATCCAATTTAGACTTTGATAACGCAAGTTTTTTCGATCAAGGCTTTTGACACTTAGTAATGAAGATATCGTAAATCTATTAGATCAATACGATAAAGAGTCAAAAGCCATAAAAAAAGATATACTAAAATTAATGTGGCATATGCGTGGTAGTTTATCCTATGACGAAGCCATGATGCTCAGCAACGAAGATAAACAAATCATTTACGGTATTATTGAAGATAACTTAGAAGCTACTAAGAAGTCTGGATTGCCATATTTCTAAGACTTGCTACACAAGTCTATCACATCGCTGACGCGCTGTGATATGATTGTCTTTGAAGTTAATGAGTTTCATCCAGATCAGTGGGTCATTCTTTGCCCGATAAAATCGGGCAAAAAAGGTGGCTTCATCCGAGTGCTGGAGTCATCTAGTATTACTGCAATTACAGAGGCGGTCGTCCGGTACCTCGAGCAGTGTCTTTATATTACGACGGCAGTTCATATTATACATACTAGCGTACAATATAAACCTATGCTATCACTAGCATGTCTTTTAGCCTGTTTTTCCTAATCTATTCAAACAATCAAACCGCTTATAGGCATATGCGATCCGGGTCCTGTGAAGGATACTGATTGAGTGCTCAATATATCGTTGAGTCTTCCATCCCTGAGATCAGTGATCCAGGTCTAGGGCATCCGAAATTGGCTGATGCTAGCTATTAATATATTTTACTGCGAGTGAGACGGGGTGTCAGAGTTTATTTATGATGTGTGAGCCATGAATGCGAACAGAAATCTGTCCATTGTAGAAATCATCTGATTCTAATACTTTTCTTTCAAACTGCGTTCTTGCTTCAATATAACTACATTCTGCTTTGCTACGACAAAGGTATAGTATTTCCCTTGTAAACTGCTCAGCACCCAACTTAGTTACATCCTCTTGCAGTTCCTTGTTTGAGCCAAAATATGTTCTCCAGTTTGAATCTACTTTGCTTCTAATTTTTTTACGCTTTTTGTTACCGTTCTTCAGTTTTACAGTCTTATATGTAGTTTTAGAAAACTTTGCCAACTTTTTTCCTATATATTTTCTTCCGTTAGTTAAATTTTCTATACAGTAAACAAATCCCACACAATCGTCTGGGAGTGTTTCTATAGGCTGATTATTATATGTCCACACATAACTAGTTATCCCTATTTACCAGGTGGTAGCGTATTCTTGATTTACTGC